TAAGCTGACGCATTCATTCAACAACAAGGGGTTAAAGCATGGCAGACGAAGCCGATAAAACAAGCGAACGAATGGAAGTGCAGGAAGCCGCAAACATTGCGGAAATTTGCCGCAAGGCCGCAGCAATCGAACCGGGCGAACCCGGCGAATGCGAACGATGCGGCGAAGATATGCCGCGTTTAATTAACGGCGTTTGCGCACCTTGTCGCGACCGTCATAAACTGCCATAAGGGGTTCGAAATGCACTGTTCTTATTGCGGTTCGAAGTTTCACGAAATCGAATATTGCCCTAAAACTTGGGGCGGTCAAGCGAACAGAAACGCGCTTAAATGTTCGTATTGCGGTTCGAACAATCACAATCGTGCCGCTTGTCCGAAGGCTTGGCCTACTTCCGACAAGCCGGTTAAATTGAAGGATTGACGCAATGACGCCCGAAACATTAGCCAAATCAGGAACCGAAGCGGCGCACCAAACCGCGTTATTCGCTTGGGCCGCGTTGCAGTTGCAACGATGGCCCGAACTTCGTTGGCTTCACCACATACCGAACGGCGGAAGCCGGGGCGACGATGCCAAGTCGCGCGCTATCCGGGGTTCGCAAATGAAGGCGCAAGGCGTGCGAACTGGCGTCGCCGATATTTGCTTGCCGGTGCGCCGTGGCGTATGGTCTGGCCTTTACATCGAAATGAAGAAGCCTAGCGAAAAGCCCGTAAAGGCAACATCGAAAGGCGGGGTAAGCGACGAACAAGCCGAATTCGGCGCGTTCGTACAATCGCAGGGCTTCGGCTGGATTGTGTGCTATAGTTGGGAAGAAGCCGCCGAAGTTTTAACGCAATATTTAACATATGGGGTTGAACAATGAAATACATGGGTTCTAAGGCAAGGTTTGCAAAAGCAATATCGTTAATAGGAGTTAAAGCCATGCAAGCAACTGTTACCATTCTTGGCGGTCTTGAAATTACCGTAGAATTCAAGGCTTGCCGGGCTGAACCCGACGTAGGGCTAATGTCTGATTATTTCGAAGATTGGTCGATTTGCGAAATCGCAGGTCGCCCGCTGCGCAAGAAAGAATCCGCCGATTGGATTTACAAGCGTCTTTCGAAGCGCGACGAAACGGCCATTGAAGAAGCGATTTATGCCGCTATCGACGACGCAAAGAACGATTATTTCGACGAACCGGACTATTACTAAGGAGTTTTGCAAATGGGCTTTTTCATCGGTCTTTTTATTGGTTGCGGCTTTGGCCTGTTTATCGCCGCTTTGATGCGCGCTAACGATAAGGTCGAAACCTGCCCGAAGTGCCAAGGCGTCACAGGCTACGAAACCGGGCCGAACGATTGGCACGATTGCGACTTGTGCGACGCAACCGGGAAGATTCGAAGTAATGACTAACCTAGAAATCGCGCTTTCGTGCCTGTCGGTCGTCGAAACAATCGTTACAATTCTTTTGCATCGTAGAATGAAAAAGAAGCTTGACGCCGAACGCATTTTGTACGAAACTAAACGTATCGAATATGAAAGGCTTGTTGAAGCCTTGCCGATACAAAGGAACTTGCTATGATAATCTATACTGACCGCGCCAGCCTGTCGAAATGGGATACGCGCTTTCTTGAAATGGCCGAACAGGTCGCAGCATGGTCGAAAGGCCCGCGAAAGCGTATCGGCGCGGTTATTGTGCGCCCCGATAAGTCGATTGCGTCGCTTGGCTATAACGGCCTGCCGCGCGGCTTTGACGACGTAGCGTTTTTGCGTATGTCGCGCGAAGACCAACATAAAGTCGTAATCCATGCCGAAGACAACGCATTGCGCCAAACGCACGACGCGGAATCGGTCGAAGGCTATACGCTGTTCGTTTCGCCGCTGTTGCCTTGTGCAAACTGCGCCGACAAGATAGCAAAGGCCGGGATTCGCCGCGTCGTTGCTTATTGTGGGCACATTTCCCCGGATTGGCGCGCGTCGGCGGAAGAAGCCGAACGCATTTTTATTAACGCGGGCGTCGAATGCCTGTTTATGTTTGAAGGGGCTTAAAATGAATCATCAAGACTTGGCGAAATACTGGCTTATTCGCGACGACGAAGGAAACGTTTTGTCGGTCAATACCGAAGAAGCCGAACCGGCTAAAATCGTTTTTACCGAAGGAAGCGTAGCGCCTGAATGGTACAATGTACTTCGCGCGGCTGGTGCCATGTATAACCAACTTTCGGCGCAATACAACGCGCTTCAAGACCTTATCGACGTATCGGAAAGCGTAACGGGGCCGAACAATCCGATTATCCGAACTTTTATCGAACTTCAAAACGCGATTCTTCTTACGCAACAGGTCGCACGCGAAGGCGTCGAAAGTGTCGGCGCAATGCTTGACAAGCAACCGAAATTACCGTAGTATTCGACGTATCAACAACGAAAAAGGGCGTAAGATGAAAAACGTTTTTATTGGTCTTGCAATTGGTCTTTTGCTTGGCGTTGTCGGTTCAATGGATTACGAAGACGCCAAGGCCGAAGAAGCGTTGTATTGTAGCAACGTTAAGAACGGCGTTTGGCCGGACTACGAAGGCATTTATACGAAGGTTTGCGAAGCTGAATACGGCAAGCCGAAAAAATTTACGAATTCTTCGCTTTGACCGCTTGACAACCGTAAGCAATATCGTAGAATTCAAACCGTCGCACAACGCGACATTAACCGCAGTAACTTAACCATTCGAAGGAGTTTTGAAAATGGATACCAAGAAATCCGCAGGCAAGAAGACCGCCGTTGTCGTTATCGGCCTTGCTGAAATCGTCGCCGCTGGCGCGAACGGCATGTTTGTTCCCGAATCCGTCTATGCCCCGCTTGTCGAAGCTGGCTTGGTCGAAATCAACTCGACTATGGTGAATGAAGCGGGCGAAATCGCAACCCGCGCAACGCAAGCCGGTATCGAAAGCCTTGACAGCGGCGCAACTGTCGGCAACAATGCAACTTCCGAAGCAAATTCCGAAACCGCCGAAACCGGCAAAACTAAAAAGGTGAAAACCATGTTCAAGATTGAAGACAGCATCCCCGTTCCGACGATTTCCGGTCGCGGTCGCGGCGGCAACGTGTATCCGTTCGACCAACTACTGGAAGTCGGCCAAAGCTTCTTCGTTGCCAACAGCGAAGACAAGCCGAACGCCGCCAAGTCGCTGGCTTCGACCGTTTCCAGCGCAACCGCCCGTTACGCCGTGCCTTCCGAAGACGGCGCGACCAAGACCAACAAGGCGGGCGAAGTCGTGCCGGTTATGGTCGAAACCCGTAAGTTTGTCGTTCGCAGCGTCGAAGAAAACGGCGTTAAGGGCGCGCGTGTTTGGCGTACCGCCTAACCTGCCCCGGTAGCCCTTCGCGGGGCTATTCGACAACAGGCCCGGCCATTGCGCCGGGCTTTTTCTTGCCTATTTGTTCCAAATTGTGTTAAATGCGGGTATCATTCGCCTTAAATGCGATAATCAATTATGGAACGTTCAAACATGCCCGAAAAAGACCCGAACAATACGGCGCTAATCGGCGAATTCTTCAAACAGCTTTTGCCGTATCTTTCAACGTTATTTCTTTCATGTTGGGGCGGGATTGTTTCGTATATCCAACGATTGCGAATACATAAAAGCCGTTTCAATTGGAAAGATTTAACCTTTGATTTGGTTATTTCTTCGTTCGCCGGATTGCTTACGCATTTCTTTTGCGAATATTCGAACGTCGGCGGTTCAATGTCGGCAATTCTTATCGCAGTTTCGGGGCACATGGGAACGCGCGCAATTGCCAGCTTTGAAAAAATGCGGGATAGAATTTTTGGCGTATCCGAAGAACGCAGGATAGAAGAACGAAGGAGTAACGACGATGCCCCGAACGAAAAACCTTGAACCAAACTTGGCCGCTTTCTTGGATATGATTGCAGTATCCGAAATCGGCCCCAAGCTTCTTTCGAAGTCCGACGATGGTTATAACGTTGTTGTCGGCGTGCCGTATCATGCAACAATGAAAACGCAGACAAAAACGCTATGACCGAATCCGAAGAAAAAGCCGCATTCGCGCAAGCGATGATTTCGGCGAATATGAACCCGCTAGAAGCCGGGCAATTGGTGCATCCTGCCAACTTTAACCGGGCTGCGCAAATCGCTTCAATGTGGCACAACGACGCCGAAGTTAAAGCATTGATTGTCGAAATTAAAAAAGCCGAACATGCCGAAACCGGCATTTCGGAAGATGAAAAATATGTAGAAGAAAAACTAAAAGAAATCATCGAAAACGCGCGCTTTCCCGACGACCGAATTAAGGCGCTTGATAAGCTAATGGATTTAAAAGGCTTGTCGAAGAAGCCGCAAAGCGGCCCCGCCGTGCAAGTCGTAATCCCGCGCGCAATCGAAGTTCCGACGCATGGAACGAACGAAGAATGGGAAGCCGCCGCAGCCGCACAACAACGGGAATTGCTGAATGTTAGCCGAAGCCGACATTAAAAGCGCGGGCGAAATCGCCGAAAGCGCCATTAAGTCGGCGCGAATGTCGGCGGCATTAGCGAACGCCCCGAAACCCGAAATCGTTTGGCGACCGTTGCCGGGTTCGCAATCAATCGCCATTGATTCGCGTTGCGACCATACGTTGTATGAAGGCGCACGCGGCCCCGGCAAGACCGTTACCCAACTAATGCGCTTTCTTCGTCATGTTGGGAAAGGCTACGGCCAATTCTGGCGCGGCGTTATCTTCGATTTGGAATTTGACCATTTAGGCGGGCTTGTTGCCGAATCGAAAAAATGGTTCGGCAAATTCGGCGACGGTGCGAAGTTCTACGAATCGACTTCGGCTTACAAATGGGTTTGGCCTACTGGCGAAGAACTGTTGTTTAGGCACGTTAAGAAAATCGCCGATTACGAAGGCTTCCACGGCCACGAATACCCGTTTCTAGGCTGGAACGAATTAACCAAGCATTCTTCGTCGGAACTATATGATAAGTTTATGTCGGTCAATCGTTCTTCGTTTGACCCGATTATAAACACGCCCATTAATTCCGACGCAACTTACGCAACGCCGAACGGCCTTCCGTTGCCGCCGATTCCGCTTGAAGTATTCAGCACAACGAACCCGAACGGCCCAGGCCATAATTGGGTAAAGCGTCGTTTTATCAACGTAGCCCCGCGCGGTACGGTTGTTCGTACTTCCGTCGAAATCTACAACCCCCAAACGGAACAGAACGAAACCGTCGTTCGAACCCAAGTCGCCATCTTCGGTTCGTATCGCGAAAACAAATACCTTCCGCCCGGATACATTGCCGAACTTGAAAGCATCAAAGACCCGAACTTGCGGAAAGCTTGGCTTTATGGCGATTGGGACGTAACCGCAGGCGGCGCAATCGACGACCTTTGGCAATCGCATATTCATGTATTGCCGCGCTTTACCGTGCCTTCAAGCTGGCGCATTGACCGTTCGTTTGACTGGGGTTCGTCGCATCCGTTTAGTGTGGGATGGTGGGCGGAAGCCAACGGCGAAGAAGCGCAAATTATTATCGGCGACGAAGTTTATTCGTTTTGCCCGCAACCCGGTTCGCTTATTCAGATATTCGAATGGTACGGCGCAATAGAAGTCGGAACGAACAAAGGTTTGAAGCTTTCCGCGCCAGACGTAGCGCAAGGCATTATTGACCGCGAAGTTTCGATGATGGCGAACGGTTGGATTTCGACGCAACCTTGGCCCGGCCCCGCCGATAATCAGGTTCGCGACGTTCGCGAAGCCGACGTGGATACTATTGAAGCCAAAATGTCGAAGAAGGGCGTTCGTTGGATTGAATCGGACAAATCGCCCGGTTCGCGTCGCAACGGTCTTCAATTGGTACGCGACCGATTAGAAGCCGCTGTTAAAAACGAAGGGCCAGGGTTATACTTCATGGCAAATTGCATTGCTTCGATAGAAACTTTGCCCACATTGCCGCGCGACAAAGAGAAAATCGACGATGTGGATACTTCGGCGGAAGACCATTGCTACGATATGGTACGTTATCGCGTCTTGAAGGGTTCGAACCGCAGCGCGTCGAAATTCAAAATTGTTATGCCGTCTTAAAGGAAAAACCAAAATGCCGAACGTTGCTTTTATTCGCCCCGAACTGTCGAAACTTCTTCCGCAATATTATTTGATTCGCGATTGCCTTTCGGGCGAACCGACGATTAAAGGCGCGCGAACGGTTTATTTGCCGATGCCGAACGCCGAAGACCAATCGAAGGAAAATAAAGCGCGTTACGATTCTTATTTGAAACGCGCCGTTTTCTATAACGTAACCCGTCGCACTTTGAACGGCCTTGTCGGTCAAGTATTTATGCGCGACCCGGTTGTTAAAGTTCCTTCGCTGTTGAATCCGGTTATCGAAAACGCAAGCGGAACCGGCGTAAGCCTGTCGCAACAATCGAAAAAAACGCTTTCGCTTACGCTGGCATATTCGCGCGCCGGTCTGTTGGTCGATTACCCGGAAGTTCCCGAAGGTGGCGCGTCGGTTGCTGACCTTGAAGCGGGCCGCGTTCGCCCGACGATTACGACGTATTCGCCGCAAGAAATTATCAATTGGCGTTTGACTGAACGCGGGGCCGAAGAAATCTTGTCGCTTGTCGTATTGGCCGAATCTTACACGTTCGCCGATGATGGCTTTGAAATGAAGAATGCGGCCCAATTCCGCGTTTTGAAGCTTGACGAAAACGGCGAATATGTAATGGAAGTTTGGTCGGAACCGCAGCCGTCGGCATGGGATGGAAGCAAGACGCCGAAAGGTAATTTCCAGCTTTCGAAGGTTCTTCGCCCGCGTGGTGCCGACGGCCTGCCGTTGCGCGAAATTCCGTTTTCGTTCGTAGGTTCGGAAAACAACGACCCGCAGCCGGATAACCCGAATCTTTACGACTTGGCAAGTATCAACGTCGCGCATTATCGCAATTCGGCAGATTACGAAGAATCTTGCTTTATCGTCGGACAACCGACGCCAGTTCTTACCGGGCTTAC